AAGTGACGCGCTTGCCTAGCAAGCCCATATTGATGTCTTGAGAATCGAAAGCGTCACCCATACGTCTATTATAAATTGTCTCCAGAAACTGATAAAAGAAAAGCCCCCACTTTCGTGGAGGCTTTTCCGTTACCCAATTGATTGAAAGGAGATGAATAACTATGTACAACAACACAAACACAATCTTAGGCAACTCGAGAGACCTTTGACTGCTTGTCTAGATTATCACGATTGATGAAAATTGCAAACTATTTTGAAGTTTTTGCCAATAAAAATTCTATTAATTTTGGATTATCTTGCATCACCATTAGTAGTGGCTCTTCCCAAATCCCAATGAAATAATGTTCCCAAATGTCGAACTCGTCGGTCTTCTTAGGCTTGACGCTGGTATCAAATACATAAACGCAAGCGTGCATAATTTCGTGAAGTAACGTCTGGCGCTTTTTACTGTCCGACAATCCTTTGTCGATTACTATAAGAGTTTTTGCTTCAAGGGTGTAGCCCAAAGTGGAGTCATTCAGCATCCCGTCTTCTTCCTTAAGTCTTTCGACTATGTCAAAGACGTGGGTGCCAATTTTCACACTTTTAGGGCAGTTCACGGCAGAGCACTCCAACTTTGTCCCAGAGACTTTCTAGGTCTTTATCATTATAGATTCTCTGGTCAAAGTTGTATCCGTTCAAGGCGTGCTCAGATGCGTGGTCATTGGCTGGTCCGTATCCCTCCCGCTCTACACGCCAGATTTGACCGCCTAGTTTCCTAATCGCATCAGCCTCGTTCGGGTATCGGACGTCGGAGAAAACGACTTTAGAACCGTCTGGAACGTGCTTTATTGCATAGTCAACCCAAAAGTCGTCCCCAAACATCTCCCTTCCAACCTCGGTTCCGAATCGTTGTAGTAGGGGTCGAATTTCGGTGCTGGCGCTTTTTAGGTAATCCCAGTCGAGGTGCCCAAGGGACGAACTTAGCGCAACTCGGGTTTCGTGTACGTCGATTACAGGGTTCAGAATAATTAGAGCATCTTTTATGGCTTGGGCAAAAGACGCTTTTCCATAGCCGTTATTCTCTATCAAGTATTCGGCAACCGAATCTTTGCCAGACCTAGCCCACCCGCTTATGCCTAACGCTCTGACGCGAGGAACTAGTTTGTCATTTTCTAATACATAAACTGGAACACCAATCGCGGTGGCAACTTGGACCTCCAGAGAAGCGCCTTTTGATTTTTGCCAGTTAGGTAGGACACACACAGCATCACACTCAAGTAAGTGTGGCAAGTCGCGTTTCATATACCAGTTCCAAGTATTGTTTGGTCTCTCTGGTTCACCAGCAGACTCAAGTGCTAACTCTAAAGTTGGTCCGTCATTGTGCGCTGGATTAACGACTCGATAGCCAAGTTTAAGTAACGACTCTTCTAACTTAAAGAAAGCAGGGAAGTTCCACTGGTCATAGCCAGTCATTGGTCCAGCGATGTAAATCTTCAATTGTTTTCCTATTCGATAGAGCAGTCAATACAAACGTGCCACAGAATGGTCTTGTTTGCTTGGTTGTCTTTTGGAGTTCTAACGCTTAGATAGAAGTTGCCGAGGGTAGCAGCCTTAGTTTCTATTTCTAATGACTTCTCGCAGACGCCACAAGTAAAGACTTCTTTAGTGACCATTGGTACAAATGACTCAACCTTGTAAGCGACACCGTTCCAATTAGCCAATCTTTCTTCAGCCATACTAACCATCATCGCCTCGCTATGTCCTTCTAGCCAAGCGTCCAATTCATCGTCAGTAGCGATTCTTACTTCAATGTGAGCAATGTCATATCCCATTTCGTCACGTCCTAAGATTTCTTCTTTAGAGTTTGCCCACTCCCATTCGACAAAGCGGTCGCCGTCGGTGTCGATTATCTCTAAGTGAAATAGTTTTCTGTTGTCACTGACAAAATCTCCCATTAGTCTTCGCTCTCCACCTTAGGTAAAGGAATTACATTGTTTAGTAGATACTCGGAATTGAAGTGGTCTCTGAATACTCCGTCAGTTACTTCGGTCCTGTGCGCCTTTATCCAAGTTGCGATACGTTCTCGTTCTTGGATGATGCCTTCTTGAATGAATAGTTTTACTATCAGTTTCGTGGCTTCATCTATGTCTACAGACATTCGATGCGTAGCATCTTTGATTTCAGGGTTAGGGTCGTCGACTATCTCACTCAATTGAGACTACTTAGATACAAGGCGACGCTTGATTGCGTCGAAAATCTTAGGGCGCTTCTTGCTCGCTTTACCGTTCTTACGGTCCGAGTTGTCGCCTGTCTTCTTCTGCGGAGCGCCTCCACCTTTACTCTTTGCCACTTTCTACCTTTCTGTATACGGACAAGTATTGCTTACAAACTTCTTTTTCGCAGTTTTCTTCATCACAAAGCGCTGGTCTCATAAGGTCCAGTATTCTGTGGCGCTCGTCTAGTACACCTAATTCATACCCGAACGTCGACGAACTGTCAATTGCCTCAGCCAAAGCGTTCTGTACGTCTTCTCTGGCTTTCATCGCCTGACGAACCGCCTGACCAATCTTGTCTACAACCACTTCATCGCGCTCATCAAAAGCAACGGCCTCAATTTTTGCGTCACGCAAAGTAAAGTCAATATCTGGAATTGCCACTATGGAGCCACTCGTCCGTTCTTGTTAAATGTTGCATAAGTTATTGGCATCTTCTCTGCGAAGAACTCTTCCATCTTCTCAGCAACCATCTCAATTTCCCGCTGTGGAAATGAAGGAAACTGGGTGCCTTCCCTAGTGGTTCTCAGGGATAAGAAGTTCATCAGGGAGCGTGCGTTCATTGTCACAAACATACTGCTATAAGTATTTACTGGCAAGACGGCTCGCGCGACTTCTCGAGCAACTCCAGCGTTTAGCATATCCGTGTATTTTTCATAAGCGAATACACAAGAGTCCTTTATAGAATCGCTAGTTACTACAAACTGCTCGTTACTGCCTTCTACAAATTCGTAGGCACCAACTTTACCAACTTGAATCAACTTACGGTCAGGCGCTGGAATGTAAAACACAGGCTCTAGTTCCTTGTAGCGACCCGACTCTTCATTATAGGAAGCAATCCTGTGGCGCATAAACTCGCGGAACACGAAGATAGGCGCTTCGATGTAGAACGTAAAAGCGTTGTGCTCGAAAGGTGAACCGTGGCGGTCACGCATCAAGTAATTGATTAGCCCAGCATCTTTTTCTGGGGAAGTGTGAGTTGAACCAGTAGACACACGAGCAGACATAGTTACTGCCTCGTCAGACGCCATAGCCTGAACCAACTTCACGGTTACGTCGCTTCTAAAATACAAAGCGGTCACTACTCTTCACCAACTCCTGTAGACCCAAATCCACCTTCGCCTCGTTCGGTTTCGTCTTCAATAGGGATGTCGACGCCACCGTATTCAAATTGAACGCCGATGTATCTTTGGAAAACAATTTGCGCGATGCGGTCCCCCTGCTCAACTACATAATCTTCTGTAGAAGAGTTGTAAAGAATTACGCCGACTTCTCCGCGATAGTCCGAGTCGATAGTTCCAGGTGCGTTTAGCACGGTGATTCCGTTTCTCAGTGCTAGTCCAGAGCGAGGATGAATTAGCCCAACCACACCTTTTGGCATAACTAGTTTCAGACCAGTCTTTACTAACTTACGTTCGCCTGCTCGAATCATCACGCTCTCTGAAGCCTTTACGTCTGCGCCAGCAGATTCACTAGTGCCATAGGCTGGCATACGATTTTGGTCGTCAGCGTAGTAACTAACTATCATCATTTTTCTTTTCTTTCTCTGATTGCGTGTTCGAGTCTACCTTGAATGATTGGCAGATACTCGTCTGTCATTTCAATGCCAATAAACCTGCGACCTTCAAGAATCGTGGCCTTGCCAGTAGAGCCAGACCCAGCAAACGGGTCTAGAACAATTGCCCCTTCAGGTGCGACCATCTTTACTAATTGTCTCATTAGGGACGTCGGCTTCACGGTCGGGTGGAAGTTCTTTTGCGGAGCAGTGGTGAACTTGTCTTCCACTGAACCCGGCGCATTGCCAGCACTTGCCCCAGACTTTCCGTTGAAGACTTTACCCTTTTCAGCAAACCCATCTAGACCTTCGTTTCGGTCTTTCTTGTTTGCCTTGGCAACATAGAAAAAGCGACTAACGTCTCCAAGTTCTTTTACGGGGCATCCTTCTACACACTCATAAATAGGGACGTCGACAGTTTGCGATTCGCTTTCGTAGTCTGGGCGCTCTTTCTGCCCAAAGCCCGTCCACTCTTCAGTTCTGTTTATTACGTAAGAGTCTTGAGCAACTCCTACTTGAACACACTCTTCGTCGTGGCTAAACATTACGTTTGATGGAAAGCGACCTTTACCTGACCAAGCCCAATCTCCAGAGCCGTCTCCGCCAGAGAAAGTCTCTTGCGTGCCGAATGTCGCGGTGCGATGTCCAGCGACTGGCTCATCGCCTTCTGCTACACCGATGCGAATACCGTCGATGTTGATTCCACCAGTACCCCACTCCAACACGTTCTTTGCTACGGTTTTTTCGCTTAGAGGCTTTCGCGCCATGACAATTGGCTCAGATGCTGGCTTTAGAGCAGTTCCCCAACCAGCCCAATTGCTGGCTTCAGACGCGTCTATCTTTTCTATTGCCTTCTGGACGTCGAGCGATTTAGGAAAGCCTTGCGAATAAATCCAAGTAAGCGAGTCACGAATCTCAAACCCAGCCATACGAACTGAAAGACCCATAAGGTCCACGGTTCGAGTTCCCGCAAAAACTAGAATGTATCCACCCGGCTTTAGCACTCTAAAGCACTCGTCCCATACAGCAGGCGGTGGAACGAAAGCGTCCCACTGCTTTCCCATAAAGCCCTTACCAGCAGGAATGTGCGAGCGGTCACCATCCATCCACATCTTCAAAGCGTCAAGGATGTAGGCAGGGTCGGAGTCACCAAGACCATAAGGAGGGTCGGTGACGATGGCATCTACGTAATTGTCGGGGATGTTTTTTAGTTCATCTAGACAGTTGCCGTGATACACAACCGCCTGCTCCGTCTTCATGTATTTGCTCATTGCTTTATTCTATAGTCCCCGCGGCAAGAATCGAACTTGCGACTTAGACATTAGAAGGGTCTCACTCTATCCACTGAGTTACGCGGGGTTTTACTAATCGTGAAATGCGATTACTTCAGAGATGTTTCCTTTTCTAGCAAAGAAAGAAACAAGAGTGCTTCTAACTCCGCTAGTGACTTTGGCAACCCTGTGCGGGTGGTGAACGTCTCCAATAAAAAACACTAAGTCACCTTTGACTGGAACGTAGGTAAGTCCTTGCTTAGGGAAAATCAGTTCTCCACCTTCAAAGTCTTCGCCACCACCAGAGGTTAGGTATAGTAAAGCGGACCACTCAGTCTCTTCTGGAGTTCCATCATCGCTAAGCGGGGTGCCATCAAGTTTGGTGCTATCGGAGTGAAGTTGGTTGAATCCACCCTCCAGCAGTTGCTGGTAAAGAAAATTCACGGTATCCATCTCTTGACCGAACTCTTCTTCTAATACTGACTTAGTTCTAAGAAGAACGTCTCCAATGTCTTTGACAGTTTCAGAATGTTCGCCAGACTGATAACCATTCAAGACAGGATGCTCATACCCAATCTTTGAAGCAATCTTTGAGTTCTGGTAGCCCAAGCAAACCCTCAGGCTATCCATATGAGGAGCAGGTTTAGCCAGAGAGTCCAAGAAAGACTCTATTCTTGCTATCTCTTCATCAGAAATGAAGTTGCTTATGATTTTTGGATACTCACTCATTTTTACTTTCATCCTTCACGAATTGATATTAAAACTAGCGGGACCTTTCTAGGTCTCTTCTTTCTTTGTAGCATTTAGGGCAATAACTTCCGCGAAATCTTATGCGATGTTTACGACAGGGGTAACCAATTCTTTTAGCCACTACTGCTCACCCTCACAGTTGATAATTGCTTCCTGCTCTGTGGAGTATTTGTCCCAACAGTTATCAGGCATCTTGCCTACGCCTAAGGCAAAGAACCCATAAGCCAAAGAGCCAAGCATTGAGACTACGATTGCTGAAATTACTAAAAGTTCTTTCCCGCTAACTTTTATCAACTCTTAGTCCTTCTTTCGATTTGTCTTTTGCCAAACCCGTTCGTGTAGGTAGTAAATCACCGTCTCAGAGATTACGTGGACAGATACGATTCCAGCCACAATGTCTAGCCTACCAGTAAACAGAAAAACGGTCACTGTCAACATAAAGATGTGAACTACGTGCCAACTTAGGCTTTTGTAGATTGCTAGTTTGTTTCCAGTCATTTCTTCCTTTCTTATGGACGTCGACTATTTTGTTTTTGAATTTGGCATTATGTCCACAAGTAGGTGAACTCTGTCAGTGTCAGAATCGTTTATTACATAGTGGACGCGAGAGTTGTTTATCTCCCAGCAGACGCCTTCGGTCATAGAGATTTCTTCGTCGCCCACACCAAACTTGGTCTCGTCAGAAGTAATAATTGCTATGTGATGTCTTCTAGCCGAGTCTAAATACTCACCGCTATCTCGGTGGCTGGCTATAGAACGCCCAGCCTTCAACTTGATAAGTAACACATTACCGCGCTGACCGTCGTGGAGTCCCTCTAATTCACTAATTATTGGCTCTACCAAGTCTTCTAACTCAGGGTCAATGTCGTGTTTAGTCACTATAAAAGGCTCACCAGACTCCCAAGTAAGGTCAGTCTGATAGAGAAAGTAGGACTCGGTGTCTTGATGAACAGCATAAGTTTCTTGACGCGAAGTATCGATTAGCCATTCGTCTTTGAACTTACCCACCAGTTCTTTTATACCATCTACCTCAAAAAAGCCAGACTTTCTAAAGTTGAATGGCTCGTGTTCTTTCTGCGACATACACTTATCTTACCTTCTGGACGTCGACGTTGTAAGATGGCTCTATGTTTACAGTTCAAATGACAAAAGACGAAGTTCGAGTTTGCACGATGCTAGGCGTAGAACGCTGGCTTATGAAGTTCGACAGCACCGACCGCCCCAACTACGAGGCTGGCAAGAAGGACGGGCGCTTAGAGCCAGAACTCAATGCCAACATCCGAACCATCGTTGCGGAGTGGGCTGTTGCCAAAGCGACCAACAAGGTCTACAGCCTGCCTTGGTACCCAAACGAACTCCACCCCCACCGAAAGCACCTACCCGACGTCGGTGGCAATATGGAGATTCGCACGGTTCGCACCCAAGACGCCGTTGCTATCTGGAAGAAAGACGCTGGCAAAGCCATCGTTGCTTGTCGCGTTACTGACTCTGAATACTTTAGGGACGTCGAAGTTTACGGATGGATTATGGCAGATGACGTTATCGGAAAGCCCGAATACGAGGATGCCTACATCGGAGGCTGGAGATTTCCACTTACGTCGATGACTCCGTTTCCAGAGCCTACCCACCTAAATACGTCTAACCCTTGGGCTTAGACTCAGCCAAGTCCTGAATTAGGTCTAGGCGGAAGCCTGACCAAGTGCCGATGGCACTAGTTACTATAGGAGCGCTCATAAGACCCTCTGCCTTGAACTTTTCAGTTAGTTCAGGCTCTTCTCGCAAGTCGACTTCTCTGAAGTCAATGTCGAGTTTGGTCATCATTTTCTTGGTTTGGTTGCACTGAACGCACGCTGGTCCAATGTGGTAAACAATAGTTTCCACCGAGTCATCTCCTAGTTATTTTTATCAAGTCTACCACTAGCAGAAACGTGCTACAGAACCAAAGTTGTATAATAATGTATCACTTTTGGACAGAACTTCTCTTATAAACCTAAACCTAAGTTTATAAAAAACGCTGCCCCAAATAGGGAAACCCACGCTGTGCGATAATTACTTAGGGACATTAGGATTGAAAGTAGATTCTTCATGGCATCAAACTCAACTGGCGAATATAAAGTAATCGCCGACCAACTCTATTCTTCAGACGAAGACATCGTCGTTCGCGTTGCTGGAGATATGTATAAAGGTTCTA